TGAATCCGTTTCAGAATATTCAGAATTAATGCATATTTGACAAATGTCAACATCATAACCATATAGTTTCATTAAATTTCCTATTATATCAATTATACACTATTTTGATCTTCCGTAGTAATCACTCATGTTTTCTGGAGTATCCACAATACAAAAATGAGTAACATCAGTTTTAGAGACAAACTGAACATCAACGAATCGATATGTCATAGTCATGTCATTAAGGTATAGTGGAGAGTAAACAATAACCCTCGCACGATAAGTCTTTGGTATACGTTTGATGTTTTCTTCTGTTGTTGGATACCATACCATTCTTTTTAAATCACTCATAATTTTCTCCATTGATTAAATTTTAAATCAGCAATAAGATCATTATATATGTTTCCATTAATAATGTCAATTAATTCTGATTTAATCATACCAGAACATATAGCATCATTTAACTACTTTATCAAAAATTGTCAATGGGTATAAATATTGGTTATTAGTAGTATTCATTTACATTCTACCATCATTGTCATTGATACCATCTTCCCAATAACAATCTCCGATATATTCTCGTTCTTCTAATTCAAAACCTTCTACCGAATCTCTGTCATTAGAAACGATTGCAATATCTTCATAATCATATATATTCGTACTAGCGGATTCTGGATCATATTGGCCATTACCCCAAGTACTACTGATCGGTATAAGGTGCATAGTTTTTTCATCAACATTATCCGACCAAAGAACGTGAACTTTACCATCTGCTGTTTTAACAAAGTTTGTCATTTTTATTCTCCATCTATTTAACTACTCAATGTAAACAATTATACAGATTCTAAATTGTATGTCAATACCCAATTTCAATATTTTTATTGACATGGTAGAAATAATTAATTATAATTCTCCTATCAACTAATCAATGAGGAACTTAAAATGTCTAAAGAAATTGCAAAGATCATATTAAATCAATTAGGCGGAAATAAATTGATAGCAATGACAGGGGCAAAGAATTTGTGCGCTTTAGATGAACAATGTGGTGGCCTGTCATTTAAGTTACCCAAGTTCTCTGGTGTCAAGGTGAACTATGTAAAAATAGTTTTGAATGGTTCAGATTTATATGATGTAGAATTCGGTAGAATCTACGGCAACAAATATACAGTCATATCTGAACATTCTGATATCTACTGTGATATGTTAGTTGAATTATTTGAAAAGGAAACTGGATTGCTTGCAAAACTCTTCTAAGTGAATCTCTTAGATAAGAATAATGTTTTATTTAGAAATTATCTGAGTTAATATTACTCTAATGTTATTAACTCAGATAAATGAATAAGGCGATGAACAAAATACTATTAGCAATATTACTTACAATGTCTTTCAATGCATACTCTTCTAATACCGATTATGATATTGAAGTTAGAGAGGCATTTGTAAAATTAGAATTTCACAAAGCAAGACTGAATGACTATCAGAACAATTCTCAATACTATGGCAGAACTGGTCAAGATGTTGAGTCACATACTAAAGCTAATATTAGATACTATGAAAACTTAATTAAAGAACATCAAAGTAAATCAAATCTTCATTAACTTTATATAACGTATTTTCTGTTTTAGGTAAACTATTAAATATAGCTTTAGAAACTCTCATATATTTGAGTTTCTTTCTTTTCTTTTGTGGAACACTAGGTACTGTTAAATCACCAACTCCGGCGGTTGAATTTGTTGGGGCATCTTCTAATTGTAATTTAGTTCTTATTTCTGAATTTTCTAATAATATTAAATTGATATCATTAGTAACATCTTCAGATAGAATTAGAGTATCATCCCCAATTTCATTAAGCATTGAAATGAATAACTCTTCTAAATCTTGAGATTCAATAGAAGAGTTTAAATTTTCTTTAACTAAAGCATATGCAGCCGCATAGGATGCAAAATTAGTAGATCCAAATGGTATAGTAGCTAAGACTCTTTTTAATCTAAATGCCAATCTGTGTAGCATAGAATATGAGTCTTGCTCTTTTTGAGTTTTCAACTGGGAAACTTTTTTGAGAGGTTTCCCAGTAGCATCGATAATGCCAAATTTAAATGCATCAGTCTGATTGAACGGTGTTATAAAAATATATAACAATCTCAATGCTATGACATTATCTACTAAAGCTGCCATTTAATCCCTAGCTAAAAACTCAGTTCCGTTAATATCATAGGAACTATAATCTCGTTCGATATTATTGGCTGTAGCATCCCAATCAATTGCAATATATGATGGAAAATTTTCTAAATTTTCTGGAATACCAATGTCTGCGAGTAGTTCTTTAACATGTTCCACAAAATAACTTCTATTAATTATCGCTATTCCACGCTTCCAATCATCATGATCCCCAAATGCATTTTTAAATTCCCTCAAAACTTCAAGTTCTTCTTTATCCGATTCATCAAGATTTTCTATATCATCTTCCAATTCTTGAAGTCTTTCGATAATATCCCTAGAATCAATAACTTGTTTATTTGACCAATCATTTGTAGATTCATTTAGATTACTTTCATCTAAATTTTGATTATCATATGCAGCAGTCAAATCATCAATATCTACATCAAATTTAATTGCGGCATTTGATGATGCATCTGGAAATTCCTTCCCGGCGGCAATTAATTTATTTAAATAATCTAAAGCATTTTGTAATGAATCGCCTTTAGCTTCATCCAAATCTTCATACTCTTCAGATTCATTCATATCATCAACAAGCCCATCTGATATTTCACCAGCAGCTAACCAAATAACTCTTTTGATATTCATTTCCCTATCGGATAATTCTTCATCATCCCATGCACCATATTCTTCCAATTCTGATTTTAATATATCATCGGAAATATCATCAAACTGAGAAGAAATCTCTGGATTGGTTAATAACTCGTCTATAGCTGATTCATTATCAACTCCACCAACACTAGCAGATTCAGCTTGATCCTTAGTCAATTGAATTTCTATCCTCCCAGAAGAACTACTCCACCAAATTCCATCTTCAGATTCTTCTTCATTAGATTCATTCAACGTTTTATCTTTAAGCATAATATTCAATGCTTCTGCAATTTGTTTTGCAGGATCTTTTTTGGATTCATCCAAATCATCAAAGAATTCCTGTGGCTTTTCTGAAGCCTTCTCTCCAGCTAACCATTTACTAATATGCTTACTTGTCGTAGCCGACCATTTTTTTGAAGTCTTAAAGACTTCACCAGTTTTTACATCCTTAGCCGCTACTGGAGTTTCATATGAGAATAACACATCATATTTCTTTCCATGCAATACTGTCATATTGCTGCCTACTGGGGATATTTTTGCCATTTTAATTTCCTTATTATAAGTTATTTAATTTATCTTCTATATCTTTATTCCAAATAATATCACTTTTATAGCCATCTGGCAAATAGTTTAAGTAATTAATAATTGGTAATATTACATCATGGTCAGACTTTGAAATCTCTTCTAATAATATTTCTAAAGCATGATCATTAAATTGATTGAACCAACAAATTGTATGGTTGACAAGTAATCGTTCATTTATAACTCCAGTCTTTTTATATTTATTGATTATGCGTTTAATATATTTAATCCTAGAAAAATCTTCGATAAAATCATCAAATGTTTTTGATTTTGGATTATCATATGCTAAAATAGCAATTTCAATTAATCTAGGATTCATTTATATTAAGCTATAGTAGTTTCATAATTGCTTATGATATACCACTTATCAGAAATGAACTTTAATACTATTGATTGTCCAGCTAGAGTAAATGTTATATTCGTCTTGACAAAATTCGTTGGAGTTACAATAATATTACTTGTAGCTGATTTTGAAACTATTGTCAATAATTGATTTGCAGAACCATTAGCTAAAGTTAAATTTAACGCACCCCCTGAAACTACATTTAATATAATATTGTTTTTTGTTAAAGGTATTGCGCCTGATACATTTAATTCTTGATTCAATTGTGAATTGACATAAGTTTTAATTTGGCTAGAAGTTACTCTAGCCGTCAATTCGGTTCCATCTTGATCAATTAGAAATATATCAGCATCACTTAAAGAAGCTGCATCAATAATTAATGAATCTCTAAAACCAGCCATTATGTATTAACCGTAACTAAGTTAGTTGTCATTGCTGAAATAACTTTAGCTGGGGCTGAAATTGGAACATAACCACCCGTAGCTAAATTATCAGAAATATTAGTATCTAATGTAATACTGGTTCCAACTGTAAATTGACCCGCTGTAGCTACATCGCTGCCTACAATTGTATATTTAAATACTAAACTTGTTGGAGTTGACACACTACCATCGTAAAATGCACTTCTATTAACTGAATTTATTGATAAATTTAATTTTGGTGTACCGTCAACCGTAACTGCTTCTGATGCTGTAACCGTGACAATCATTACATCGTCCGAGAAAAATTTTCTATTCCCAAGTAAACTTGTAGCTGTTACTATTGGCTGTACTATATTACCAAGAGAGTTTATCCATGTTAATGTATAATTACTTGGCGTACCTGTAACTGCTACGGCACTATCTGCGATATTAGATAATGCCCATAGAGCGGCTTGAACTGTAGCTGTGGATGCGTTATATGCTAATGGAGTAGTAGTTTGACCACTATAGGTAATGGTAAAAGTTCCTCCAGTTGCAACAATTGCAATAGTTGTAACTTCTGATGTTGTATCAGTTACACCCTGAACTGTTGTAGCTACCGTAGCAACTCCTTTAGCGCCGGATAAAACACCAGTAAATGTTGGCACTGATGCTATATCAGTTTGTTTATTTCCCAAATCTTTAATTGCAACTAAAAGTTCTCCAGTAACTGGATGAACCCATCCGCTGGTTGTCGCAATCGGTGTAGCTGTCAATGCCTTTGTAACGACTTCAATTGAATTGACATTACCAAGAGAGTTATTCCAAGTTAATGTATAGTTTCCGGCTGTACCCGTAACAGCTACAGCGTTATCAGCGATGTTGGATAAAGCCCAAAGCGCAGCTTGAACAGTAGCAGTTGAAGCGTTATAAGCTAATGCTGATGTAACTTGACCATCATAAATTAATTTAAAAGTACCACCAGTGGCTGTAATGGTTACCGTTTGAACTTCTGAAGTAGTATTTAAAACACCTGCTACAGTCGTAGCAACAACAGCACCACCTTGAATTGGCCATGTTGGTGCTGTAGTATATGAAAATGTTGCCATGCTTATTTATCCTCTTTATCTGATTTTTTATCTTTTTTTAAATCTTCTTCTGAATCATCAGTAGAACCTTCTATCTTAACCTTAACTGATATCGCTTTTTCTATAATATTTAACAGAACTAAAAATTCTGGGGCAATATCTTTCAGATTAGAATAATAATTACCTCTCGATGTCACCCATTGAATATATTCCTGTTTCAATTTTACTTTAGTAGCAGGATCTAATGCACTAGAAAGATATATTTCAAACGAATCTAACCACTCAGGTTTTTCAGTAGCCATTATTATTTTCCTTTATTATTGAATAATTTAATTATATTTATCTCCAATTCTTTTCTAAGTTAAAGTTATTCTTAGAAAAATTCTCCCGATCTATCAACTTAACAACCCCCTCTGAAGTTATTAAAACAACCCCCTCTGGATTAGTTTCTTGGTATTCGCTATCTAATTTAAACCACATCTTGATATCATCATTAATAGATTTTAAACATGACTTTAAAATAGATTCTTTGCAATCGATTAATGTCTTATGTAAATTTAGTACAGCTATTATTTTTGATTTATTATTTTTAAAAAAAGAATCAGAAGAAAATGATATAAGATCATTGAATAACATATTAGACTCGGCTTTCAAATCAGAATCAATCTTAACTCTGTCATTAAAAAATTTCAAAATATCTTCAGAATGATCTTTGATCAAATCAAAATCTACATTAATATTGTTCAATGAGTTTAAAGTAGATTTTAACATATTAAAATCGAATTTGATATGATCTAATTGAAGGTCATTATCATACATAAAAACTTGCTTAGATTGTTTCAATACACTCAAATCTGGATTATAATCAGCTTGTAAATTATTTATATCGGCTTTGTATGATGTATGAAATACTATTCCTATCTTATGATCTATTGAAATATCATTTTCTGAAACTCCATATACTATTGTATTGGGTTTAAATGTGATATATTCTTGATCTGAAATTTTAACCTTTTGCAAATCGGGTTCAGTAAATAGCAAATCGCCCTGATAATAATTCCCATTGTTTGGAATTGTACTTGATAGATATGTTAAAGCGTAATATAATTTATTCTGTAAATCTACTGAGTCTGGATGATTCTTTTTTATATCATCATTTGTAAAGTTTAACTTTGGATTTTTATTAAATAAACTTTTTGTCGATACAAAGAATCTATCATCTACATATCCAACTATGATGGATGGTGAACCATCCATCTTTATTTTTATATAAACCTTTGACTTTTTAATAAGACTATCTAATAAAGATTTCAAATAATCTACGCCTGAACTTCCAAAGCAAATTGGAACTTCTTCTAAATGCGGCAGATGTATTAGTTTATTTTGATTTAACATTATGTTATATTTATTAAACTTGAAATTTCACTTTCAAAGCTATCCGGGTCGACCCGGATGAACAGCCACCATATGTTTGAAGTCCACCGTAGATTAATTTATTTAATGATTTAAAATTAAAGATATTATCAGATTCATTCTCTCCAACAAAAAATGAATCTATCTTACCAGTGGATCTTGATAGTATACAGAAATAATGATCATCATTTTCTCTAAAATGATTTATAATAGATTTGAAAATTTCATTCAATATATTTTCGTCGCTAGTCATAAACTCACTTGGAAGTTTGCCAGATTTAACTACTCCTAAATCTCCTGCTAAACCAATGGTTGAATTTTGATCTCTGAAAAAATCTATTAAAGAAATAAACCACGATTCTTGTTTTTTAATTTTAAATATATTACAATACGCTTCTGAAACACTTTCTAAATATGGAGATATTAATTTACCACGTTTAACTGATTTGTCAAATAGTGTGTGAATCGATTTTAAACCATTTGATGATCCTTTAACTTCTACTTTAATCAATCGACCATTTACATTTAAAATCAAATCACTTGAATTTGATCCTGACTTATTAGTAGTATATGTTAACTCTGGATATAGTGATTTAAAATATTCGCCAACTTGAATTTGAGCATCATGACCAAACTTAACTCTTGATGTTTTTAAGGGCGATGGTTTATATACTGAAGATATTGGAATTAAACCACACTTAGAATTTTTAAAGTCTTGAAGAGTGTATTCTGCGAGAATTAAATTATTTTTAATTCCAATCGAATCACCTCTGAATAACTTTGAATCTACTGTAAAGTGTATTGGATCATTTATTATAATTGGATCTGAATTTATTGGATATACTTTTGTATTTTGTTTTACTGGGAATCCATAATGAAATTGGAAATTGTGAATAGAATCAGATTGTGGAATATATACACTTCTAGCACCTGAATTTGGAAAATCTTCCTGATATGGAAAATTTTGAACACTGAATACACAATCTCCCCACAAGTACCCATGGGGTATTGTGTGAGACATATTTACATTTTATTTAAAGTTTTTGAATTTATCTTGTTTAGAAAATTTGTCTTGAATAGAATCAATTCTAATAGAGGATTGTTTATCTAAATTAGAATTGACTAATGTCTGAGAATGTTCTTCAACATTATAAAATTTCATCTTAGGTTTATCTAATCCCACGATAAATCTTTTATTCTTATTCTTATCCGAATATCTATTCTTAAGTTGCTTAAATACTATTTGATTCTGTTTAGCTAAATCTTCTGGTTCATTCATTGCAAAATATGAATCGACGGTGAATGTAGCCCCTATAGAATCCGCAGTATCAGTCAATTCATTATCCGAAGATTGCATACCACCCCTATTAAATTGAGTAAATGTTAATATGATAGTATTGGATTTGATTGCTAATGCTCTAAGTTCTTCAGTGATATGCTTAACTAATGTATTACTATTTTCTAAAGATTTTGATAGTTTTTTAGACGCACATATGTTAAGATAATCAATAACAATAACTTTTGGAATAAATGATTCTTTTAATCTCAATTCATTTAATAGTGTTGCAAAATGTCCTGCATGACCTTCGCCGGTTGGATATTCTTTGACTATTAATCGACCATTAGTTTTTTGTTTAATTTTATCAAGCCTAGACATGAATGTATCTTTACTTAATAATGGGATATCATCTATATCTATATTTAATAGATTAGCATCAATTCTTTCAGCTATCTTTTCTTCAGACATTTCTAATGTTATATACAGAACATTATGTCCTAATGACAAACATGATGCTGCATATGAACAACCGAATATTGATTTACCCACATTTGTTGCTGCGGCAACAATGTTTAACGTTTTGAATGAGTAACCACCTTTGGTTACTAGATTTAACATATCAATATCAAAAGGTATTTTAGTTTCTACCTTTGTATAAAAATCAAACCTATCTTCAGCATCTTCAAAATAATCATGCCCAATTGAATTGTCAAATCCAATCGCTAATGCTTCTTCTAATAACCCAGGAATTGAATCTTTAGATAGTTTATTTTCTTTACCATCCATAATGTGAATCGATTGCATAATAGCATTATAGATTGCTCTATCTCTACAGAACTTCTCTGATGAAGTTATTAACCAATCTAAATTCTTTGGAATAGCTTCAAATTCCGAAATAGTTTTAATGCAACTATTATAGATAGCTTCAGCTAATGGTTTTGAATTTAATTCTATTTTGAGTATTTCTGGTGTAGGTAAAGCATCATACTTTTCAAAAAATGTTGATGCTAGTTTGAAGATTTCTTTATCCGACTGACTTTGAAAATATTCTTCTTTTAAAAACGGTAAAACTTTTCTGGTAAAATCTAGTGAATTTGTTAGTGATTCTAAAATTGCAAAATTTATATCTTTACCCATAAACCTCCATTCCACAAACAATCTAGTAGTTTACATCATTTAATATCTTTTGTAAAGTAATATTTTAATGTAAACTATATTCATTAATTAAATCATTGACTATATACTCAACTGTACTTTTAAATTCAGTACCATCTGGAAGTTCAACACTTCCAGATACAATGCGGTAATTATAAGTCAACTTATCACCATTAGCATTAAAGTCATCTAAAGTAAATTCTAAATCTTTGAACTTACCATCAATGATTTTAATGCTAGTAAACTCTAAGCCTTTATTAACCTCATACTGTAGAGTCATGACTAATTAATTTTGAAACTTTGAATTTTTTCTCGATAAATGCTTTAAAATCTGGATCTGTTAAAATTGGTTCCATGAATTCTTTAGTATATGTCGCATCTTCTCGGATCTTACTTCCAATAACTTCTCCAGTGGATCGATCCACTTTTTGATACCAACCATTACTAGGTTTAATAATGAATCCAGATTCTATGCATAAATCTAAAAATCCTGACCATTTATTTAATCCACCTTCATATGTCACTAAAAAAGGTATTTTAGATTTTTCTTTGACATATCTTGATTTTTCTATATTGAGAGAGAAATTCCAACCAACAATTTCATTACCTTCTTTTTCTTGAGACTTTGAAATCATGAACACAGTGTTAGCTGCAAGCATACCTCCAGTGCCGCCGGACATGATGTCCTTTGGAAAAAGGGATATTTCTTTGTACGAATGGTTGATCGCAATTAAAGGTATGTTTTTTAAAGGTAAAATTGGAGTTAACATTCTCCATAATCCTTTGAATTGTTTTGCTCTAGTCATATCGGCTGCGGCTTTTTCCTCAAGCGCATCTTCAACTTCTTTCTTACTAGCTAAACCACCTATAGAATCGATGAAAATTATAATCTTTTCACCTCTATTAATTTCTTCTAGTTTAGCCATTATATCAAATTTAAGTTCTTCCATATTCATAATCGGTTGATGAATAACTCTGTTTGGATCTATTCCAACAGAACTTAAATATTCTTTAGTGATTCCAAATTCCGAATCATAGAACATACAAATTGATTCTGGATATTTTTCAAAATAAGATTTAACAAGCATCAAGCCTAACATCGACTTAAAGTGTTTACTTGGGCCGCATAAGAATGTTATGCCGGAAGTTAGTCCACCATCCAATGAACCTGATAGCGCAACATTAAAAAGTGGGTAATCGGTTTTTATTACATCAATATCATTAAATAATTCTGATTCTGATAATACAGAACCATGTTTTAAAGTTTGTATCTTTAAAAGTCTATCCATTAAAGCCATTCAATATATCCTTATGTTTTCATTGTAAAAATCTCCATAATAAATTTACTACTCAAAGTTAATATAATAATTTAATGTATCTCGCCGGAAACGTCAATAAATGCTAGATTATTTGTTTTGATATATTCACTGATATCTTCATCATCTATATCAAACGTATGGGTTTTCCAATCATAATCCACATCAGTCAAATCTCGCATATCGATTTCCATTGGAGTAGATTCTCCAGCTTTAAATACATATGCAATTGGAATTATCTTATAAAATAGTGGTGTGACTTTTAGAATCGTTTCTGTAATCAAATCTTCAAAATCTTCATTTTCTAATTGAAGCATCACAGCTACTATATGAGTATCGTCAAGAAATATATTCATTCCAGAAAAATATTTGTTTGAATCTTCATCATAGAAAAAATCTAATGATATAAATTTATGTTGTGTGGCTACATTTACTTCCATATTTAATTTACGAATCCTTGTAAAATTTATGTGATCCTATTTGAATTTTAAAATCTAAAGTTTTTGACCACTTAGGTTTAACTTTTAAATTATGGAAATGTGTAGCACCATTTGTTGGATCATCCAATTTACCTGTCAATACTTTATGTGCTATAGAACTATTTTCTTTAACATACTGAATTTTATTTGGTGAAAACCATTGAAATTGTCCAGGTTCTTTAATAACACCACAAACAGTATTATTGTATTTTTTGAGTTTAGTTCTATTTAAAATGACATGTGCTACTGCAATCTTTCCATCTTTAGATTCAATAGATGCTTCTTGATGTATTGCGGCTGTTAAACAAGTTAATTCTTGTTTATAATTTGCTTCTGCTACTGCCGAAAATATTAATAACGACAATCCAATGACATAACTTCTCATTGTATGTTTTCTCCTATATTTGGTAGTATTCCCTTTTGCTATTAAGGGTTACTGTGTACTTCCTTTACTTTATGTTGGTTAATAAATTCATAATATAATTTCAAAACTTCTGGTGGAATAAAATCCTGATTTAACGTATAAAGAATTTTAAACTTTTCGATATTGATAGAGTATTTATCATCAGAAAAATTCTCTAAATTACAGGCTTCTATTTTGACTGAACCATTTCCATTCTTTAAAACTAAAGCTGGTTGATATATCTGATATGAACCAACATAATTAGCTTGAATTTCTCCAATTATAAATTGTTGGTTCATACAGAAAAACATATGTAAACTCATAATAAAATACCTCTCAAAATAAAAATTTAGTATACTACAAATAAACTATAAAGTCAACCAAAAAATCTATCTAATGTATTTTGTGATTCAGTCTCCCAACCACATACATTCATAATATCTCTAATTGGCTTTAAAAAACAAACTTCCCACATATCATCATAATCGATATATTTTTCCAATCCAAACTCAGTAGGTAAGCTATCATTGTAAGCTATAACATCTGATCGAATTGGATTTGGCATTCTAAGATTTAAAGTTTTAACCGAATCACCTGGAAATATTTGATTATATTTAATTAATAAACCTTTGTCTTTTAATAACTTATTATAATAAATAGCGCCTCTAACTTTTTTTGGACATTTGGGTTTAATCAAATCTTCACCCAAAGATTCATTGCCTGTATATTTTAATATATCACTAACCTTTCCATTATAAGCTATTTCATCATAGGGAAGTTCACAAAACAAGTTAAACTTTTCTGCAAGAAATTCTTGGGATTTCTTCTCACCTTCAGTTAACATGATTCTGAATAACTCAAGAAATAAACCCTTCACCGAATTTGGTGTAGTTGATTTTATAGCTTCAACCCCAGTCATTTTTAATTTGGGAATTTTATAATGAACACCTTCAGAATTCTGAACTAATTGGATATATCTCTTCTTCGCTAAGAATATAGATTTGGAAGCAATAGCTTCCCGCTTAACTTTAATAAATGCATCACGGCATCCTAAATTGTTAGCTAAATTCTTTTGAGTTTTTTTAATTAATGGAGAAATTTTATCTTCATAGAATTGATCAAGAATATTAACGATAGTCAATTCATCTTTATCAGCCGAATTTGTTTTTACAATAATATCGTTTAAATTCATATAGATAGAATTATGAACTAGAATATCATTAGCAAAGAAATTATGATTTGAATCTACCTCAATATCATACACATCAATTTCTTGTTCACCTAAAAATTCTACAACAAAATCATCACTTTCTATATGCTGCATTTATAATATCCTCCACAATATCATCTTTATTCAATCTATAATCAAACTCCCATACAACAAAAACTTTATATCCTAAATTTTCCATGTGTTCATTTTTTAACTTATCCCTAGTCCATATATCTTCAACTTTCATACAAAAATTACTTTTCTTTATTATATCACTTGACTTATATAATTTTGGATTACCATGCCAAAAATCTCCATTAAATTCTATCACAATTTTATTTTTAGTATCTACAAAATCATATTTGTAAAACTTTCCAATTTCGTTAATACTGCCAAATTCAAAATTCTTTGAACTATAATAAATTTTATCACTATCTACATAATCACACTTTATTAGTATATCATATAAATTGTCAAAAAATATTTGTGATATCGTGGATGAATATCCAACTTTAGATTTATTAATATAATCTTCAAATTTCTTAATTCCCACATCATTTCCATATTTTCTCTGAAAATTATATAAATTAGGGGATTTCTTTTTATTAAGTTCTTTATAATATAATGTTCCCTCAACATTTCCATATTTTTCTATAAAATATTCTAATTTACAACCATTTACTCGTTGCTTATCGCAATATGATTTCCATCTTTTCAAACCATCAGATTCACCATATCTTAAAATGCAGTTTTCTTTTGTAATCGATCTTGATTTATTGTATGCATCAAATTCCAATTCATTCATACCATACTTCTCTCTTTTGTAATCGAATGAATTGGAAATCCTTTGCTTATCGCAATATGATTTCCATCTTTTCAAACCATCAGATTCACCATATCTTAAAATGCATTTCTCCTGCGTTACCTTCCCAGGAATTTTAATATACAAATTAAATCTTTTAAAGAGATCAGTTGGAATTCCACTATCAACAAAACTTTCAAATAAACGCCTATATTTAGAAATTTCTTCACATGATAATGAATCTATTATTTTTTGGAATTCTTTATACCATAAAGAATCAACATCTAAACTAAATTTTTTACATATTTTATCTAACCAGTCTTGCTTACTATATTTTCTTGGCATTTAATCATTCCTATAGATACCGATTGTCTAGTATCTATACTTATGATCTTATCTTTTTTAACATCTAATTCACTTGGGCGGACAGATATTATATTACCATCTCTTAATACCTCAATAGAATGATCTTCTGTAACTATAACATTATTACCATTGCAAATTATATTATACATTTTTTTAGTAACTCTATGCTTCATAATATAGTTTATAGGTTTACTTTCAATTGATTTTGTATTTTTATTAAAACTTAGTGTAAATACATCAGCAGTTGGCTTAACATAATTTTTATTAAAATCATCAAAGTAAACATATTCAGAAAACTTATTATATAAATCTTCTATTTTAATTTTATTACCATTACAATATACTAAACTATCACCAGCAACGGAATCAGTATCCATCGCAATTATTCTATCTTTAGTATCACCTATAATTTTTTGTAAATATGAATTGATTGCATTTTCAGAAGATCTATTAATAACTTGACCAGTTTTAGTGATACTTTCAGCTAATCTTATATCGAAATATCTAAAAGATCCAGTACCTAAAGCACCATACAAAGAATTCAATCTCAATTTTACAGAAGATTGATCTGCTTCCAAATCTAAAATAATATTTTTAAAATTTTCTGAATTAGATTGTTCCTTTTTTGCCTTGTATTCATTCAACTGCACTTTTAAAAGATCACGTTCATTCAACCCCTCAATAATCAATCTTGGAATTATTCCCAATTTAGTTGAGTTATAAGTCCAACCATTAGCAGTCAAATTAAATCCTTCTGGAACTTCTGGAAATTCACCTGCTAATAAAGATTCAACAGAAACTCCAGGAACATATTCTCCCATAGTTTCTGGTGAAATGTTAAATTGATATATTGTAGTTGGATATAAAGCAGCAATATCAATACCAAGCATCCATTCATATAAGCCTGGAATTACTTCTTTAACATAAGCACCTTCATACTGTTCATCGCTTGATGAATATTTTAATGGCGGTACACAAATATTATCCTTTAATAATTCTCCATAGATATAAGAATCCCAAAATGCAGTTACTCCTAAAGTTTCTTCATAATTAACTTTACCCTTATACGCCATAGAATATATAATATTAAAATAGCGCAATTTATCTTCAAGGCGTTTAACTAACAATGCATCCTGAATACAATACTCAGTATGTAATTTAGGATTTTCTTTATATAAAGCACTTAAATTACTATATTCCGAATAGTCTAATTTTTCAGCGCCCAATACAGTTTTGGCTATTGTATTAAGTTTTAAATTTTCTTGTGGGCCAAATACAATCAATCCAAATTTTTGAAAAACTTTAAGGTAATCTAATGATTGAATGCCGTGTATAGTTAGTTCGGAATTAATTTGATTGAACTTTTCATATTCTCTAATATAACAATTACCCCAAGGCGATAATTTATTAGCATTGCTTTCTCCAAGCATCTTAGAAATTCTATTATATAAATAAGGTAAATCAAATCCATCACTATTCCATCCTGATAATATATCAAAATCTTCTGTTCTTAAAAATTCAAGAAACTTTAAAAGTAATTCCTTTTCTTGATTTTTATTAAATTGATGATATTCAATTGGATAAATAATACCTTCACTTGAAAGTGAATTTTCAATATTAAAATTCTTATCATCTGGCTTTAAAGAAGCAACCCAGATTTTATTTGTGGAAGTTACTATAGAAATAGTTACTACACTAAATTCAGCTTTATGTGGATATGGAAATCCTTCAATAAAATCATCATGAACTTCAATATCTATAAATCCAGATTTTATAACACTCCTATCAATATCAATTTTATTCGGGTATCGATCATGAGAAAATTGAACGGGATACTTTCGCATTCCATGAATTTCTAAATTACTTAATCCATCATATTCTCTATAAAAATTCTCACAATCTTTAATTGAATTAAAATCTTTTTTTATTACAGGAATGCCGTACAGAGTTTTCCACTCTGTACCTTTTTCAGTTGTAGGTATAAATGCTGAAGGTTTAAAAGCAACTTCTTCATGAATCCTTACACCATTCTTATATCCTCTATGAAGTATTTTATTACCATATTTTCTTATATCAGTATATAATTCACTCATTATTTAAATTACTTAAAATATCTTCAAACATTTCATCTTCACTAAGTTCAGCATTAATCACAACCAAATTATCTGGTTGTGGAGTTACCTTTGAAAATCCAAACATGATAGTATCATATTTCTCACGAATTGTTTTAAGAAAATTCAATTTATCTGAAGTTGAATAAAATGATTCATAATCTCCGGCTTTAGGATCTCTCTGCAAGGCAGTCTCAGGAGAACATCTAAGATAAAAATTTATATAATTATCAGTTATCTCAGAAATATGATCAATTAAATCATTTGTGACATAACAAATAACTCGCATCAATTTAAGATAATCAGCATCCGTTTCTTCTAATCCAATTGTTTGATAAACAACTGTAGATATTACAGTCCTTGACAATAAAATTACATCTGCGCCTTGTTCAATTGAATTTATAATATCTTTGTAAATCGATCTACGAATGACTTGAAGTAACAAAGTCTTAGAGATATAATCTAAATCATAACTATTATATTTTAACAATAGTTTTAGTTCATCACATAGATGACTATCTCCAACACCATCATGAAATGTTTTAACACGTAAACCTTTACGTTTAAAATGCTTTTCTAATCTGGCAATCTGAGAACTTTTTCCACATCCATCAATACCTTCAAATGTATATATTGCTACCATTAATGTTTCCTCCCAATTTTATATTTTTGCACAAATTTAACATTACCCAATTTTCGATCTTCAAATGGAATGATCGTTATTGATGATTGTGGTGCTTGTTCTCTAACTCTATCAACATCAATAATTTCAAGTAAACCCCACTCTTGCAATCGATTTACGATTAAATTTCTTCTTAAAATATCATCATGCCCATAATTAGCTTCTCGGCCATCAAGTGCGAACAATTCAAAAAATAGCATTATAGCATATTGGCCACGTTTATGCAACAAATGACAAGTTTGATATAATGTTTTATTACCATCTTTAATAGTACATATACCAACACGTTCAAGTGTTTCTTTAATTTTTAAAAAATCATCTGGAGTTTTTAATCTGACCCTAACACCCAATCCCTCAAAAATATCTTCATTCATTTTATTTTAAAGCCCTTGTTTTTATTATTTTTAGTTGTTCGGCTGAAAGTAATTTTAAAATCTCTTCAGCCTTTGTTCTTGATACATTATAATAACTTTCTAATATTTTCAAATCACTTTCATTATTATCCTTGCTACCCTTTATCCATTTATATTTTGTATTTTTTGGAACGGCATTTCGTAAAAAATCATATTGCCATTTATAAGGTACTGAATAATTCTTATTTAATTCATTCGCAAGTAATACAGTGTGTATATCAAATGATAATGCTAAATTTATAATCCAAGGATTATAATGTGATGAAATTTCTACCCACTCAATATCTTCTTTCTTGATTATTATTTTTAAAATATCGAATGGAGACATTTACAACCACCCATCTAACATCATAACTTCTGTTAAGCACGCCGCAGTGTTAATCTCTTGATTTGCTACGATAGATACATTAGCTTGATATTTAGATAAAATCAAAACCAATTCCGGGACTGAAGATGACTTTAACATAAAATTAGCTGTTTCATATAACGTATTAAATAATACTGTAGAATCGATTGATTGATTATCTATTAACCACTTTCTCATTCCTGTAAAATTCTTTTCTTTCAATAAGCCAACCAACTCTTTAAAATTCTCTTTAGTTATTGAAATTAAAATTCCAGAATCGATTTTACCATTTGCTGAGTCAGCATAGCCTTGAAGAGTATTCAATACATTTCTGAAATCTGGAAATTTCCTAGCAATCAATTCTGCAACTACAGCCTTATCATATTCAATATTTTCTTTATCCAATACTCTACATGCACTCTTGAGCATTTGAATTTGAATAGATAATTTCTCATCCCCAACAATTCCAAATTCCACTTCAAAACATCTTGATAAAATTGGTTCAAGTAATTTATGAGCATAATTTGCTGTTAGAATATGTGAACAATTTGAAGAGTACTCTTCCATGAATGCCCTTAGAGCATTCTGTGTACTTGCTGGTATTGCGTCAGCTTCTTCCCAAATGATAGCCTTCTTTGCTCCAGTAAATGATAATGTTGAAGCGTGAGATTTAACTTCATTGCGAAGAGAATCTATATTAGCATCCAGCGATGCATTTATCACAATGTAATCTAATCCCAACTCTTCACAAATCGCCATCGCTAGTGTACTTTTACCGCAACCTGGATTAGAATTAGCCAATAATAGATTTTGCATAACCCCACTAGAAACTATTCTTAATGCGGCATCTTTAGTCTTTTTCGGTAAAATACAATCTTCAACTTTCCTTGGTCTATATTTTTGTGCCCACTGAAATTCTGTATCATTATAACGCATTTAAATTAAACCCCAGTGAATGTTGAATTTTTAGTTGGGCCTATATAATAAGTCATTGGTGCTGTTAAATTAGTAAATTTACAAATCAATTGTGAAGAACATTCAACATCATATTCACCTGGAAATAGCGTTAGATTTTTAACATCAAATATAATATTAAATTCTAAATCTGGATTATATTCACCCGGAATCTCTGTAGAAAATGAATTAGATCCAATATTTAATTGTCGAAGATTTGTATCTTTAGCTTGAAGTAATATAGTATTTTTATTTTCTGGATTATTTTTAAAAATGATTGTTTCAATTTTCAAAATACTTGCAGCTTTCAGAACTGAATTTAAATCTTGATTATTTAATTTAAATTTCACTTCTGGATCGGGCATATTAATCTTGTTTGGTGGAACTCGATTGAATGATTGTGGATCACCATAACCATATTGTGTTGATTGATTATTTTCTGTAATTGTAATATAATTAGATCCAAAATCAATATCACAATCTTTATATAAAGAAAGTATATTGATAAATTCAGATAAATCATCAATGGCAAATGCAGGAAAAACTTCAGCGGCAAGGTATGAACATATAACTGACCTGTTCATTGTTTCTAGTTTATTTCCTGGCAATACTCTGATATTACAATTTATTGTGGATAAATGCTTAAGTGCATTGGTTGTGTCTTGCGATAATTTCATAATTTCCTTAATTAATCATTACATAATAAATAGATGGTCGGTCAAGAAGGAATCAAACCTTCATCTTATGTTCCCAAAACATACGATCTATCATTGAACTACTGACCGAATTTTAATGGCGGAAAGTTAGAGAGTTGAACTCTAAAGGGTATTTCTACCTCGGCTGTTTTCAAGACAGTTTCCATCGCCAATTGGATTGACTTTCCGAAGATACTTATAGACTATTAATTTTTACAAAAGTTCAGTAATAAATCCACAATTCCTTAATGTACCCATCATATCTGGTGTAATCAAAGATTTGTCAAATTCAGTTACAATTACTCTATGTAATTTAAAATCAATTTCTTTTTCATTAATTTCCAAAATTCTTTGATCATATTCAGATTGTCTTTCTTCTGGAATTTTAAATGTATTGCTTTCTGGATCAATGATCCCACCTGAGATTTCAGCACCTAATTTATAAACATCACTTTCGTAAGCTATGATATATTTTGCTAGTGCATTGAGATTCTTATCAATAGCATAGGATACTTTACCAGAAAACTTCTCGGATTTTAAAGAATACAATGTATTGAATACATTTATTGCATCTGAAACTTTAATCATTTTTAACTTCTCTATAATTTAAATTGAAAAAATCTTTTGCGACATACCATTTATCCTCTGAATTTAGTGGATTAACGGCAATCATTCCACCTTCTTCTGGTGTATCTTCTTTATTAACACTAATTCCAGTCAAATCTTCACCTGGAATATATGGGCGCATTGGTTGTGAATTTACTTTAGTATATAGCTTATACATTTCCTTCTTACTCAGTACAAAACATCTTTATAAAATCTTCTTTTTGAGCAGCCTGTGAAGCAGCCAGTGAATCAGCCAGTGAAACAGCCCGTGAATCAGACCATGCAGCAGCCCTTGCAGCATCCCATGAAGCATCCTGTGAAGCAGCAGCTAGTGAAGCAGCCTGTGAAGCAGCCTGTGAAGTAGCTACTGAAGCAGCACATGCAGCAGCTAGTGAAGCAGCCTGTGAAGCAGCCTGTGAAGTAGCTACTGAAGCAGCACATGCAGCAGCCTGTGAAGCAATCCGAACCCGTGAAGTATCCCATGAAGCATAAGCATCCAATGCAGCATCCCTTGCAGCTTTTAGCTCTTCAGCAGTGGCTAAACCATTTGCATATCGCTCTGATGCATCATTAGTTTTCTTCGCCTGCCCGGTCGGATCAAGATGCTCAACTCTTCTGGCGCAGGCTACAGCAAATAGTCTGATCTCTCTATCATAACCATCAACAGCTCTTAGACACCATATTGCATCTTCAAGACCATTGGACTCCAGAATGGTCTTAAATGACAACTGCTCATTATCTGACTTAGTCTTACTTAAGTAAGTAAGTAATTTTCTGAATCCATGACTGTCATCCCTAGCGGTTCCGCACGGGCCGTTCTTTTTTATATCGTTTAATGTTGTGTATAACATCATTTTTATTACTCCTGTTCGTTAATGGTCTGCTATACTAAATTAATATTGTCATTCTATCAAGCTGAAAATTCTGTCAGACATGTCTGACAGAATTTTGGACAGAATTTTGTTTATAATTTATATTGCAATTAATTACTTAACAAACACCCAACTGCCATTTACACGTTTCCATTCTCCGTGTATTGAAGTTGAATTAGATGAAGATGAAGATGAAGATGAAGATGAAGATGAAATTTGTGTCAATTCACTCGAAAGAATTTCAACAGAATTATTTCCATTAACTTGATTTGAAATCATTTTAACTTCTCTTGAATTTTTAACAAGCAATTTTCGTTGGGCTACTTGTTCATTAACATCCAAACATTCGAGCGTGTTCGCAGCATGTTCCATTGAACAAAACACTTCACTCGCAGTCGAAACTTTACCCAAAGCCATTGCAAGTTTAGCAGTTTCAGATTTAACACACTCTTGATTGATGTATGCTGTATTAAAGCCAAAACCAAATCCAGCGCCAGCACCAGTTCCACCTACAGGTAGCGCACAGGGTGCAGTAGGATATGCAAACATACTTGCAAGATTTGGTGTATTGTGATGTTGTTTTACTTGATAATAATTTACACTCTGGCTGTTTCCAGCATTGGTAGCGTTGGAATTAGATTGCTGTTCTTGATTAGAACTGCCCCCATATGCATTAGCATTAGTATCAATTGTATTTGTACTATTACCTGAATCATTAACATTCTGACTCTGGCCTTGATCTTGATTAGAATTACCAGATCCTTTGATCATCTGACCTTGGCCTTGCATCTGGCCTTGAAGTTGACCCTGAAATTGATCTTGGTCAACATTGGTTTTTACATAAGTTGTAACTGGAACTTGATTTACAATAGAACTTGTAATTCCTGTAGAAGATTCTACATTTTTATCTGCGAAAACAGAAGTTGAAACAAACATCATTAATACAACAAATTTCATCATTACTTTCATTTTTATTTCCTTATTAAATTAAAAAACATCTTATTCATTAGTTAACATTATAAATTTTAAACTCAATATAATATTTTAGAAGATACACCTCACATAAAATTTAATAAGTTCATTATACTTTAATTACTACCCATTGTCAAGCATTTTTTCAATCTATATAAATTTCACCAGAAAGTAATTTACATGTACGAAATGTATATATTCTACCAGCTTCTTCTATTAATTGTTTAATAGTACCAGGTTTAGTATTTTGCCTGGATTTTGGTAGAACTGTGATTATCATACCACGTACCCCATTCCAATTCAAAATCAATCCTTCTTCATATGACTTTGAATAAAACAAATAATCACCATGAGCTAATTTATCAGATTTGATTCTTGCTGTAACTCTATCTAATATAACACTCCAGTCATCTGGAGTCAAGTCAGATCGTCTAACTTTAGCCTGACTTGCAGCATGTGTAGAAATTCTTATTTGAATTCCATTATGCATATTTTTCTTTAAAGAAGATTTTAAAGCATTTTGTCTTTCACGCTCTGCTTCATAGGCTTTAAAAAAATCCGTAGAACTTTCGCCGCAGAATAAAGCATCAAATTGTTCTTCTATCCATTTAAGATAAGTTTTCATCTATCCTTTTATTGTTTTCTTTTAATTGTTTAATATATCTAGTATCCAAAAACATCAATATTACACTTATTAATAATTGAATCGACACCCAATAAATTAATAACTTAATAATGATTTCATTAAATTCCATTAAATTCACCATTAATAACAAAATATGAAACTTGTTCTTTCAGAAAATCAAATATTTTTTTATCAACCGAATTTGCTAGTGTAAAATCACTATCAAAAGATTCTTTGAATGTAATTGAACAACCCTTCAAAACAGAATTATCTATGTTTTCTTGATCTACAACATTTAAACAATTCAGATATGTGGCGATGAACTTAACAATTTCAACAGATTCAAGTTCATATTCATCATACATTTCATTTTCTTTGCATGAGGTATTCTCTGGATCTAAGAGATATAACAACTTATTTAATTCTGTATCTAATTTCTTTAGATGGTCGATTTCAATTTTATACATATACTCACACCCTTTAGAATTTATTAAGATGTGAGTATATTATCAGCTTACCTATTTCTTGTCAACGATTTTCAAGTTGTATTTTTTCAAAAATCTTTGACAACCACTAATATCTCCAACATAATGAACTTCTGAAGTTTCTTTGTATAGCAGATAATGAGAATCTCTTTGAAATTGAATTATAGAAAATCCAACATATTTTTCGTATTTTTCATAAATTGAATCTCTCATTTGTTTGTGTTTACTTAGTTCTAATATTTCATAACCAAGTGAGTTTGCAAATTTTTTAAGTTCTTCATTCATTCTTTTTTCACCGTGAAATTATTTTTCATGTCCAATTGAATTGTATTTGTAAATTTATCTGACCATTCTGGGCGATGACTGATCAAGAATATATTACTATTTTTCATCGATTCACCAAAAAGTATATTATTCAGCAATGCAACCCCTTCAGAATCCGCCGATGAATCTAGTATTTCATCCATCAATAACAAATTATTATTGATCGAATTCTTTACCTTAATCAATTCTCGCCATGCGAAAATTATAGCTAAATTTATTCTTAGTTTTTGTCCTTCAGAAAAAGATCCATATGAAAATGTATCCCTATATCTACTCTTTATACTTTCTTCAAATTGTTCATTAAATTCAAACAAGACAAAGAAATCCAAACTAGCTAAGTATTTATTTATAAGTGAATTTAATATCGGTAAATATTTTTTAATGATAGATGTTTTGATTCCATCATCTTTCAATAATAAAACAGAATCCTCTTGAATCTTTAATTTCTCGGAATGTATTTGTTTCTCATTAATCAATTCAAGAACTTCTTTAGCATCTTCTTTTAGCGACTCACGTTCTCGATTTATAGATTCCGAATCCTTGTTCTTTAATTCATCTATTTGAGAATTTACATCAGAGATTAAAGTGGAAAGTGTAGATAATCGCCTCTTCAAATTATTCTGTTCTGTGTTCTTACTTTCTAGTAACTTTAAATTTTCTTTAATTACACTAAGTTCTTGTAAATTTAAATCCAATTTATTAGATATATCGAGAATAACATTTTCAGATTCATTGATTTTATTCAACTTAGATTCAATCAATTTAGTCTTATGATTATCACATATGTCTTGCTCACAAGAAGGACAATTAGTTAACTCTTTATATTTAATTATTTCAGAATTGAAATTAGAAACATCGACTGTAAACTTATCTTTATATACCTTGAGCTTAGTAATTGTTGTATTTACTACAGTATGTCGTTCAGTTAATTTTGAAAGTTCATTAATTTCACCGCTAACTATTTTCAGTTTATTCTGAATATCTATTTCTTCAGTAGAAAATTCATTTAACTTCAAATTCAATGTTGTTAATTTTAGAGTGTTATCTTCTTCATTTGATTTAATAAATGATTCTTTTAATTTAATTCGATCTTTTATAGAATTTATTTTTAAATTTATTTCTGAAAGTTTAGTCTTTGTATCCTGAATTTCTAACTTAAGTATTTTCATCATGTCCGAAAATACTTTGATATCTAAAAGTGATTCGATGATCTCCCTGCGCTGTGCTGCGGGTAAAGTCATAAATACTGCGAAATTAGCTGTTCCTATGATAACTACTTGAGTAAACACTTTATAATTCATTTTTATAATTTGTTTCTCAAGAATTTCCTGATAATCTTTAATAGCTGCGTCTTGATTTAACAATTCACCATTACAATATATTTCAAAGATATTTGGCTTCATACCTCGAATTACTTTATAATATAACCCATTGCTAGTAAATTCCAATTCAACTAGCATGTCTCTGCCATTGATTGAATTTATTAATTGAGGTTTATTAATATTTCTAAACGGTTTATTGAATAAAACATAACAAAACCCGTCAGAAATTAAACTATTATGACTAACCATACCATTTGCATAAAATTCATGAACTTCTGCAACCTGTAAATCATATAGATCAACTCTCTCTGGTAGCTTGGTAATTGAAATTATTTTTTCGGAATTATTAAATTCAGCATCAACAGCTATACTCATACCAACTTCAATATTTTTAACTTTACACCAATCTCCATTAATTAATAATTTATGACCAGGCGAACAAATTATACTTCTATTGCCAGAAGTGATTAGTATTTGTTCTGAATTAATTGCTGTAACTCCAGCCTCTTCTATTGGATAATATCCAAATCTAGTTTTAACATCCAATTTACCTTTATATTGTGGATATTTTTCATAGAAATCTGATATTTGTTTTAGTGTAACTTTCATGAGTTTCGATATATTCTTTTAAAGATTCTTCAGTTATTAAATTTGAATCAAAACATTCAGTATAACCTTGATATACATGGTCATTCTGTAATGCATAATGAAAATTGAGTATAATATCATTCTCCAATTTTATAGCATCACTATAATGCATATCAACACATAATATTTTATTAACAGTGCCGCCGTAATTTATATGAGTTTGATATCTTGAATTGATTGATCTTTTTGTTATTCCTATTTTATAATATATTTTTGAATTTTGATTCTGAGGAAAAGATATTTCTATTAAATAAAATTTTTTAAATGAATCCGGGCTAGATATAGAACTTTGATTTGATTTTGATCTTTTTCTTCTGTTTATTTCTAAAATCTCTTCTTTAGATTTTGAATTTAAAGTATCTTGCCATTTAATCTGGCGCTCTTTCCAAATTCTATAACCTTCAATTTCTCCATATTTTTCAATACACTTTTGTAATGAAAATGTAGACTGAGATTTTGAAACTAAAAATACAGCTTCATCTTCATCATACCCCCTAAGCATATAATACTCTTTACATCTAATAGATGATGATTTTATATCATCCTTATCCCTATTCTTACTTTGTTCTGCGCCTTTAATATTATTATTCATTTTAGTCTCTAAGGCAAGTAATATAGATTCATCTTCACTATACCCACGCTCCATCCAATATTCTTTTCTAATTGGCCTATGTGAATTTCTCTTTCTATCAGCTTCTTCTGTTGTATATTTTTCTCCTGTATTAGGATTAATTTTGTCAAGATAAAATTCAATACTAAATGGCGATGGTCTTTTTATTTTTTTTACGGATGATTTAGCTTTAAATATGGATTCAGAATTTGACCAACCTCGATTTAACCAATATTCTTTAGTTTGAATCCCTGCGCATTTCCAACCATTAATAAATTTTGAATATAAATTAGAGCAATTCATTTCTATATTAGAATTAACGAATTGCTCTAATTCAGCTAGTTTATTTTTATGTAAATTGCCTATTTTATTGGTGAGATATTCAATCTTATCCTGTGCAGTTTTTCTTTGTGTTCTCATTTATTAAGTGTTCTTTAAATAGTTTTAAAATTTGCGGATCACTTATATTTATATCTACTAATGTTTCCGAATGGCAACATTTACCATAACCATTATTGCCAACTATTAGGGTATGGGTATTCTGATCTAACTGATATTCTAGTGGGCTGTTTCCTGTCGATAGGAAATTTTTAACTTTTATTTTATGAAATACTATTTTTGACATTTATTCTACCAACAATGATTTAGTATATAATTCTCGAATGTAATCTTTAAGTTTATCTTTATTATTGATTGTAATATTATCAATATACAAATCAATTAACGTTAACGTATCTTCACAGTCATGTTCAATATCGACATCGGAAGTTAAATTTATAAATTCTTGATCTATTACTTTAATATCATAAACGCCTACATTATTTAAACTATCTAAGAATAACTCGAATTTATATTGATCTATCTTATTCTTTACAAATATCTTTATGAAACAATTTCTATATATTTCAAGATTATTCAATTCTTCAACTCGATCATCATATTCAATAGTTTGGTGAATCACATATGGATTTTTTACAAATTCTAGTTTTCCGGTAACAGTATCTAAAATATGAAACCCCTTTGGATCATTATAATCTTGCCAAGTCATTTCATATAGAGTCCCTGTATATAAAATATTTCCTTTTCTTGACCTGTGATGAAAGTGTCCAGAAAATACAGTTTTGAATTTATCTAAATTATTTAATTCATAGCCACCATGAGCTGGTTGTCCCTTAAACATTTCAAATCCATTCAATTCAAAATGACCCACTAGATAATCACTTGTAGACTTCAAAATCTCACTTTCAATTTCTTCTTTATTATCTTCACAAAGCCAAGGAACAAACAAAAATTCCGAACCATCGATTAATAATGTTGTTGGTTTATCGATAATATTTACATTATCTTTATAACCTTCTAGCAAAACAGAGCTTGAATTAAAATCTACAGTATTTCTAAATACAATGTCATGATTCCCAAGAAGAGTTATCATTTCAATATCATAACCAACTAATCTATCAAAAAAATATCTCCTAGCTTCATAAATCGATTCTATCTGAATTGATTTTCTAGTGTCCCACAAATCCCCTAATTGAATAATTTTCTTAATGCCTAATTTTTCTAACTCTGGAAAAAAGAAATCACAGTAAACTTTATCAAAGAAACTATGAAATCTTGAATTACCATTTCGACATCCAAAGTGTGTATCTCCTAGCAATGCTATTTTACTCATCTATTTCTTCTACTCCAAATCTTGCAATTCCTAAATCAACTTCTCTGTGCTTAGGTTTTATAATTTTATCCTTCTTAGGTTTTCTATAACTATCATCAAAATCATCAAGTAATGAATTTGATTTAATGTATTCCATCAACTCTGTGACATCAGCCTCATCTTCATTTTCGATCAATGAGTTTATATCCATATTTCGTATGATTGATTTTTTAATTTCTTGCTGATGTTTTTCTTTATGAATTCTTGTTATACAGGCATTCAAAGCGAATCTTGACCAATAACCAAATAAGTTCGGACTTTTATTTTGATCAAAATTTAAAGTATACTTTAAAATGACTTCACATATATCTGAAATCATTAAATCTCTATATGAGTATCCAGATAGATTCCATCTTGAAGTGAATTTCTCAGCTAATGCCAGCATAGCCCTAGCTAATGTATCTGGCATTCTGGGAGGTTCAACTCCCAGTTCATTTGCTTCTTTTATTTTATTTTGCCACTCGACGTGAATTTTTACTAATTCACTGTTTTTGAAATACTCTGACATTTTTGAATATTATCCTATAATAAATCACTAACATACAATATAGATAACACTCAAAAAATTATCAGACATTCTATCACATAATAAGTTTAATGTCAAGCGTTATTTTATATTTCAATTCCAATATCAAACTCTATTTCGTGAGTGATGAAATTTAGTTCTTCATCTATATATATTTCCGCACGTTGAGCGGTATGTTTTTTTAGATAATCTCTTTTTCCAGAAGTTACTAAAATGTCACATATGTCATACATATTACACTTGAATTTATTTTTAAATAATCTTAGCACTCTTCCGATGGATTGAATAATTCTGATTGGAGATTTATATGGGTGAGCTAGAATTAAATTGTGAAGATTTTTAACACTCCAACCTGTACTGATTGTCCCAAAGGAACCTACAGTGATCGATTTTTCTAATCCTTCTATTATACTTCTAATTTCTTCTCTAGTCTCTGTTTTAGTTTTACCATTTATAAAGAATACAGGAATGTTTGGATATAATTCTTTACACAAATCGACTAATAATTCACCATGAAATTCATTGTTAAATAAAATTAATGAATTTCCTTTTTTAGAAGCTGCCAAATTAACAATGAATCTATTTCTCTCGACCACATTCAATAGCCATTCAATCTGATCCTGATACTTCTTATCCTTTAAAACTTTATGAACTATCTTTGGATATTTACAAATCACCATATTTATTTTAACATCAGCTACTTCACCCCGATCAATTAATTCTCTAGTAGTTATCGCTTTATGAACTGGCCCTAATAATCCAGTCAACTGCATTTGATTCATTTTGGTTTTCTTTATAGATCCAGAAAACCCCATTCTATATTCAATATCAGTACAATTTTCGAGGATGCCTGTTATAGAATTTGTATCGGAACGATGTGCTTCATCAATAAGCACCGCATCAAAGAATTCATTAAAGTATCCAAATTCTTTATTTTTATTTTGAGAGTGTTGAGTTTGCCAAGTTGATATTGCGATAGGCTTTGTTATATTTTTATCAAGGCCACCATAAATTTTTTGAGTTATATCTTCTACTGGAAATTTATTAGATTGGCTATAATCAATCCAATCTGTATAAGTTTGTGATACTAGATTAGTTGAATCCGTTTGAATCAATATCCGTTTTCCATGCTCATATAAGAATTTAGATATTAAATATAATATTAAAGTTTTGCCTGATGAAGTTGGAGATTTAATAACCTTTCTTTTATTGTGTAAGCATTCAACTACAGAGGTATATTGATAATCCCTGCATTCTATTATATCATCACCGGAAGTTAATATTTGAGAGTCTAGCCATGTTGAAATATATTCAACAGAAAATTCTGGATCTTTATTCTTAACAGAATCTAAGATATCATGAGAATTTTCTTTAGCGAATTGTTTAAGTTCAGTATATAAACCAAAATACATTCTTTTTGTATTTTGGTTCCATAAATGAATTTGACCATCCCAAACTCCAGCTTTGAATTTTGGCATGTATTTGTATCCGTCAACGAAAAAGCTAAATTTATTATACAACTCAAGTTCTGTTACATCATCAGATTCAACCCGCATCCAAACTTCATTTAGTTTTTCTACATATATTTTAGACATTAATTAGTAAATAGTATTTGATAACTATCTACTTATACTACAATCTAAAATCAACCCCCGCTGTAAAACTTCTCAGCGTCAAGTAATGCTCTCAAATCATATGATCGTGAAGAAATAGTTTTAAGAATTGATTCCAAAGAATCTAAACATATTTTATAATGTCCCAGTTTAGTTTGAAGTTCAATCATTAAATCGTCAGTTGAAATCAATTGTTCCAATTCTGATTTAATTGGCTTAACACCTTGCCATTGATCTCTTTTCAAATCAATCAATTCTTGTTTAGTAAACTCACCCCTGTAATACCTAGATAAAATTCTGTGCAATTTAATACACTCGATTTCAACTATTCTATATTCATTTTTACACTCGATCAACATATCAAGATATTTTGAATGTAGAATTGGAGTGCGAACTATTTCTTCACGTATTTTGTTATTAACAATCAAACAATCCTCTTTCCAAGAAGATTTAATATCATCTAAAGTTTTCATCAATCCATTTTAAAGTAGTTTATAATAAGTGTAACTCAAAGTCAGATTAGCCTTCATATAATTCACAGTAGTATCTGTAGAATTCCAGTCTAGTGAAGATAATGAAATTGGAAATGCAGACTTGAACTCAATTATTCTAACAGGTTTCTTTTCAGAATTCAAGGCTATAACATGAATATCTGATGATAACATAGATTCAAAGTTTTTAGAACCAGGATGAATAGATTTCTTTTTATTGATTTGATTTATAAATTGTTGATTATTTTCTGGAAATGCTATACCATCAAGCCAATCTGATACTGATTTATAATTTTCAAAATTTTCATTAATCATAAAAGTAAATCTCAATGGATCATATGATAATTTAGTTCCTGTCAAATGAATGTCTGTGAACGGCGTAGGAAAATTAGAAGGTGTATCCATTCTCTTTTCAGGTAACGAAAAATTTTGAGTATAGAATGCAACCCCAGGAATATCCAAAGCTACGACATAAAAATCATTAACAGCGGCATAGTTAAATTGATTATTTAAAAAACTAGAATCTGGTATAGTATATGGTAAATCATCAAGATACATTAAATAGTTCCCAACTTATTTGTTAAGTCTTGCATATCTGAAACTGAGATTGGTCTAATTGAACTAAATTTTCTAATAGCATTTTCTACATAAGAATAACCTACTAGAATATCATCAATATAAACTTCAGTTGCCGGAACGGTTGGATTACTTACTAAAACAATTCTAGTAGTAGCACCAAATGAACCCAACATTGGAAATAAACCTATTGGCATATAAACTTCCTTTTAATTATTATCTAAAATAATATTTATCAAAACCTATTGACTTTAACTTAAAACTGTGTTAAAATTATAAATTTTTAATAATATTAATATTTAGTATATAATTTAAACATAAATGTTTCTTAGCACTTTGCTTTTATTGGTTTTTTATTTATATACTAATCTTTATATATTTAAATATATTATGGTTTCTTACTCATTTCATTCGTAAGAAATGTTTCGCTGCGCTCAACTTATTCCTTTAATTTATATTCAGAATATGATTTGATATATTAAACTTATTCTAATAATTTATATTTAAATAATACTGATATGAGTGGAACGAATATCACGAACGCAGTGAGCATTGAAATATAATTCAGTATATCAAATTATATTCTAATTAACGTTAAGTATATTCTGTGGAGCGCAGCGAAACATTTCTTACGAATGAAATGAGTAAGAAACCTAAATTAATTTAATATATAAAACACCATTATAAAAGTAAATGCCTAAACAACACTCAAGTTGTATTCAATATTTAAATAATACTTTTAATTTATTAAACTAATTTTAATAAAAATATTTAATATAACACATATTGAAATAAAAGTCAATAGGTAAATGCAAATATTTTTAAAATAATTTACTCGTGATTTTATCGTAAAAATTACAGTTGATTTTTGAAGTTATTTCTTTGTAAGTGTTTGATGTATATAATAAAGTCTAAAAATAACCCCATATTTTGATGTTTAAAATTTTATAGGTAAGGGGTTAGTACCTACTTTTGCAATTTAATGCATGTTTTTTAATTTATCGTTTAAAATCAAATACTTAAAAAATCATCAAAAGTGTCTGTTTAATTAATCAAATCAATGACTTACAAAATAATTGAAGAAAACTTGAATGAAATTTTAAAATTTGTATTGAATTTATTATTGACATTAATTGAATTCAAATGTAAACTACAAAATTATATTTAAAGGATTTATTATGAGAACTATAATAGCTGGTAGTAGAAGTGCATCTTATAAAAACGTAGTAGCTGCGATTAATGCTAGTGGATTCAAAGATGAAATTAGTTTAATAATTTCAGGTACAGCTAGAGGCGCAGATACATATGGCGAAATTTATGCTATTAAAAATAATATTAAAATTGAATTATATCCAGCAGATTGGAATAGATTTGGTAAACAAGCTGGCTCAATTAGGAATTTGCAAATGGCAGAGAATGCAGAAGCATTAATTGCAGTGTGGGATGGTGAAAGTAGAGGTACTAAGAATATGATAGAAACTGCTAAAAACTTAGGTTTAAAAGTATTTGTATTTAATTACAAATTATCACTTGACATCGAGTAAATTATTCTGTATAATGAATTAAATATTTGGAGATTATAAAATGAATTCAGAAAAATTAAAATTTACTTGGCTTACCCAAGATATTTATGGGTGTATTAGATTTCATTACACAGAACCTAATGATACTGGATTGGGTTGGTTTTGCGATGGATATTATAATCCTGAAGTATTAAATCCCGCCTGGGATTATGATAATCGATGAGAAATATGTTGGAAAGATTGTTAAGCTGATTGTTGATAAAGATTTAGTCTTGGTTGGTAAATTATCAAATCATAAACCAAATCTTTATCAGGTAACTGGAAAATATGTGGATAATCATATTGTTTTTTGGGATCATGAAATATCTGGAATATTTATAGAATGCGATTCAATTAATTCAATTACACTTGTTATGAAATAAAATGATTGTTATTATTTTAGTAATACTTCTAATATATAATATAATTTTAAAATTAACTGGATTCTTGCTTATTAGTTGGTTTTGGGTTTTATTACCTATTATTCCATTGGTTTGTTGTATATTCTTTATTTGGTGGTTTTATAAAAAATTTTAACGAATAAAAAAGGGAATCAAATTTGATTCCCTTTGAATTACGTAGTAAATCTTAATTAGATTAAGAAATATTTGTAATTTTTAGTTTACGGTAGTAAACGTTTGCATTAGCATTCAATGCGCCCAAAGCTGAAGTAGTTCCTTCGGCAAATGGATTTGCAACTATACCATAACGTGTTTTGAAACCAATTTTAGGTTGGAACGTATCTGGATCTACTGCATTAACTTTTTGCAAGCCAATGTATGGACACCAGAACAAACCTGCATCCATTGCATTAGAACCTTTATAACCAACAACTGCAAATTGAGTCAATGATTGGTTTGCTGAATATGGATCAATGTAAACTTTGATATTACCATTTAACATACCTGCAAAGGTTGAACTTGATTCATCAATTTTCAAATCTGCTTTAAGTGCTGGATTGTAATCAAGTTTACCTATGATAGACAATGCAGAAGCAATATCAGAACTACAAATGATAAAGTTACCACGGCCACGTCTTGTTTGTTGACTGATAGCATTACATTCACGTTCCAATTGGAATAGCAAACCTTGGAATCTTTCAGCAGAATGACGACCATTTGAGTCAACATCAAGATTGAAAGTACCAGCAGCTTGAGTATTCAATTGAGCGCCTGGTTTAGCAACGGTATACAATGTACGAATCATTTCACGATTCATTTCTTGAGTAATTTCCTCAGAAAGCATATCGGTCAAAACAGATTCAGCACTAATACCATGCAAACGTTTCATATCTTCAGCCAATTCGGTTGAGTATTCTGCTCTCAAACCTCTACCTTTAGCTTCGACTGGAATTTTTTCAATCGTGAATGACATTTGATTGAAAGTAGTACCTGATCCAAATGCTTCCATTGAAGCTGTAGACAATCCAGTACCAGTCGTATCAGTACCTGATGTCCAGTTAGAACCTGCATGAGTGCCAGTACCAGAGAAATCGGTATCAGCTTCATCAAACAATGCTTCAATACCTGAGTTTTGTGCGCCGTATCTGCTTCTCATTGCAAAGATCAATTGAGAAGGTAATTGCATAGCTTGAACACCACAAACATCATAATGCATAAGCAAAGGCATTGTTCTGCGAACCATCGCCATCAAAACTGTATCGTACTTAGCTACACCAGTACCATCTGAAGCATATGAACCTACTGAGTTAGTAGGTGCAGCTTCAAACAAATTTCCAGTGCTTTGAATTTGAGTTTGATTTTCTAAAATCTGAGCTAAAACTTCTGCCCGATGATTATCTTTAACAGCAGGTAATTTTTTATGGTTAATTACCCTATCCCATTTTTCTACTAAAGTTGCCATTTAATTTCCTTTTATTTTTAATTTATTGATTTATAGAATGTCATCTAAAAAACTAACAAGTGCATCTTGTGGAGAATTGATCTTTTTGGTATCATCCTCAGTTCTAACTTCTTGCATAATTTTTTTAGGTCTGTTAATTCTATTTTCAGATAGAACTTTTGAATTTTCTGATTTAGATTTAACCATGTAAGATTCTTTAAGAGTCTTGACTTTCTTTTCAAATTGATCTATACTGTCAAATTCAACAGATTCAACTAATTTGATAAATTTAGCTTTATCCAATTCAGTCATATTAGAAGTAGCTTTATTTAAAACCGATTCACAATGAAGTTTTTTAGATTCTTTCAATGCTTTTACAGTTTTATGTTTAAGTAACTTAACACTTTCTTCTAATTGTTTTATTTTTTCTTCCTGAGCTTTTACCAAATCAAATTTCTCTTCCGGTACTTCAATATAATGTTCCGCAAAAAGATTTTTTAATCCATCAATAAATTCTTCGGTCAACTCCGTTCTTACATTTGATTCTAATACAACGCTATTTTCTACAATCCACTTATCCACCGCTTCAGATAGATATCCATCAACCAACACAGCTTGTTCTTTAATTAAAGATTCTTTTAAATCTTTAACTTGTTTATCAAACTGAGATTTTATTTTAGATTCTCTCAATTTAAATTCTTTAACAAATTTATTCCTAAGTGATTTGATTTGTTCTGCCATCGCAGCTTCAAAAATCAGTTTGATTTTTTCTTTGAAATCTTCTGATAAAGTTTCACCCTGACTCAATGCTTCCATGTGAGTTTTAGTATCGATCAACTTATCTTCAATGTCATACGATGAATCTAAATCATCATCTTCAGATTCATCTTTTTTCAATTCCGGCGAGACAACAACAACAGTTATTTTTTCTTCTTTTTCTGAATCTTCTTCAGGTTGATCTTCTTCAGAACCTTCTTCTGATTCTGGATCTACTTCCAAATCATCCTCATCAGATTCCTTTTCATCATCATCTTCAGCTTCGTTAATGTCATCCTCTGAATTTTCTAAATTAGATAGAATGTTAATAATTTCAGATCTACTATCGTCAGTTAAATTACCTTCGCCATCTTTTACAATTGACTCTTCAGCCCCAGCGGATTCTGCCTCTCTACATAACTCTTCATCCGACATAGATTCAAAGTCATTAACATTTACACTTTCTTTTAAAGACTTTGATTTGTTAATTTCTTTATCAATCAAAGTCTTAAGTTTATTCTCTATAGACATTCGGGATAACTCCTTAATATTTCTTATTATTTATATTTATTAAAATTTGATTTTCAAATTAGTTAAAAAGTCTTTAACTGCTAATAACTTAGCTTCTGTTAAGTTATTTCTTGATGCTTTTCTAATTCGATTTCTTGTTATTTCCACGTATTGTCCATCTATATATTCCCATTCTTTAGATTCCATGATAGAATCTACAATGGCATCTTTAACACTAGGATCTGATACAATATCAATAGTTGATAATCTAAAATCATTTTGAACTATGGAATGATCATCAGATTCAGTTAATGAACCTAAACCCCTAGATGAAACTCCTGGTTTCAATCCTTCATCCATTAAAAGTTTTACTAATTTTCCACAATCAGTATTTAGTATTTTTGCCTTTCCAATGAAATTTTTACCTTCTAATCTCAAAGATAAATTTCTATGAGAGATTCGATCTGGATTAACAGAAGGATTCTCACTTGGGTGGTTAAGTTCTCCACAACCAGAAAATAGATTTGTTTCAATAGATTCTTTGATATATCTATCTACTTCAGCTTGTAATATTTCTAATGGATAGACTCGATTATTCCTATTCGGTGTATCAGCTTGTAAAAATATACCTTCAATATAATATTGTTTTTCTTTTGTCCGTTGATCATTCTCAATCAAAGTTTCAACATTATTAAATACTTTTTCTACAAGTAATTTAGCCATTATATATTTCCATAAGAATATTGTTCATGACTCCAATTACCCATTTTTTTCAATTTTAAAATTACTGTATCATCAGCCGCAGTAGTAACTACAACATTAGTTCCTATAGAATCCATGATAGACATTTCAGCTAAATCCCAATGATCTGTGCCATATAGATTTAATATTAATGTGCTTTCTTTCTTGATTTGAATTCCGCTTGCATGAGCGGTTGACCAATATATTTTTTCGATTATTACAGTTCCACCATTGACTTTTTGTGTCGTAAATGTTAAAGTTACACTTGCAGAATCGGCAGTAGCATTTTTATCTAATGTTATTGCATTTTTATTAATAGATGAGACTACAGTATCAGCAGGAATACCAGTTCCGGTAACAGTCGCACCAAGAATAACACCAACATTATCAAATCCACTTTTTATGCTTATGATTGGTGAACCATTTGTAGTAACACAGGATTTAGTTGTAGTATTAACTAAACTCGCTAATGTTACTGTAGATGTACCAGTTCCAACGAATTTAATAATAGAAGTATTATTATTATTTTGTAAAACTTGAGTAGCTATAGCTGTCATTATTAATCCTCTCTAGGGTTAAATAATTTAGTAGCTGTGTTCACTTTGAAAGATTCTAATCTTTCAAGAGCTTTTTTTGAAATTAAAAAATTAAATAACTCTTGAGTTTCTATTTTTTTATTTTCTACGATAGCCGCAACTAATCTCTGTTCTTGTGTGTTATACATTTTCTCTATTCCGTGATAAGTCTGGTAGATCAAATTCTTGCGAATTATTAGCTAAGTTATCATTATTTATAGAATCATCATTAGTACCTATATCTTCTTGATCTAATGAATTTTCTTCTTCATCCGATGGAGTAAAATCAAAATTAGAAGTATTAGAATCTCTAACACCGCCAGCAAAGTCTGATCCAAACTCATCTCCTTCTTGGTTCTGTGTATTTTCTTCTGGATTATCAATAGCTTCTTGCTTAATTAATTTCTGCTCTTCAATATATTCATCTTCAGTTTGCCCGAGAATTTCAGTAGCAATTCTCTTCTTAGAAAAATACTGACCTTGGAATTCCTTAGCTTTACTTAATATATCCAATCTAGTTTCTAAAATTTCTAAATCTTTAAGTTCACTAAAATGATTATCTTTAGTAAATTCGATATTGATATATTCTTGAATATTTTCCCAATCTTCTGGAGATAATACCCCACCCAAAATACATTCAATTCTAAGTGCTTCCAAAAATACTTCTGAGAATCTTCTTCTGAGTGTAGAAATGAATTTATTAAATTTAACTTCATCTCTACTAATTTCTGTGGCACGTCCAATATTAAATTGATTCGCCGAATCTAATCTAGTAACAGGAATATTTAAAGACTTATATAATTTTTGTCTAAAATAATTTATAGTTTCAAGTTGCTGTGTTAATTGATTTCCACCAGCTAATGAAGTTATTTTAGTACCTTTACCGTCTCGCATTGGCATCCAAAAATCTTCAAGTATACTAAAAAATCTCTTAGATTCCTTTTGTTCACCTGTAGCTGAATCATAAGAAATTTTATTTCTATGTTGTTTGATCATATTTTGAATATATGAATCAACTTGAGTTTTTGGCAAATCTCCAACTTCAACTTCAAAAACTCTTCTTTCTGGTGCCCGTGCAAGAAAATAAATCAAATTAGCATCTTCGATCATTCTCAATTGATTTGCAGGTCTAATAGCTTTATGCAAGTAACTTAAAATTAATTTAGAATTTCCGTCGACTAATCCAGAAGTAGATGATATAATAGTATCATCGGCAATCTTTATACCTTGATTACTTGATGATCCAGATTCAGCATATACATAATATTCTTTAGTACCAGTATATAATTCGACACCAGTTTCTGGATGAATCTCTTTAGTAACTTCATTGATCTTTTTGATTTTAGTTGGATCAATATATCTATACTCAACTACTTGTTTTTTAATATCATTAGCATCTATAATTGCATGAAAATGTATTCTGCCTTCAGTATACCATTTTCTAAAATAATCAGAACAGTTTGATTTTAATCGCATTGTTGCAGACATTTTATCAAAACATTTCTGAATCGATTTGTGCAATGAATTAGGTAAAACTTCTTCTGGTATGTTTGATAGGTTTAATAAAATAACATCACCCGATTCATCATCAGAAACAGCTTCAGATACTATCTCTTGAATAGCAGAATCGATTTCTGAATATAAAGATAATTCTCTATATTTAAAAATTAACTGTTCATCATTTGCGAATGATGCATCAAGATCCATGATAGAGTTTGTTGAGTGTGCCCCACCAAAGGCTCCATAATTGGATCTTGATTCAATTGTTAACCCATCATCTGATGTATCCGGTGCGAACGAAACTGCATCAGGTTTTGGTGTTGATCTAGTTATTTTAAAACCAAATAAATTCATTTATTATAGATTTCCACCAACAACATCTGATTGCCAATATAAGTAATTTAATGTAATTCCGAATGTTTGAATTTCTGGATTTTTAAAGTCAAGATCCAAATCTTCAATTTCAGTTGGCCAAGCACCGACCATTTTATATGTTTTTAAATCAGCACCATTTCTATCCAATTGTGTTACGAACATATCAGTGGTTAGCGTAGCTGGATTTGTCACTCCAGTATTTGATCGAACATTATTAATTAGATTTGACCAAATGTTGAAAGCAGAATGAATTGCAAAATTAGTATCATTCAATACAGTAATTCTCCAATCATCAAATGTTCTTTCGCCTGGTAAACTAATTGGTCTACCACGATAATTTGTGGTAACCTTTTCAATTTTTGATCCTGGTAATTTAGTAGCTGTGCAGAAAAATTGTGCTACTGCAATCGCTGGTGCGGCAGTTCCACCACTAACAATAGCAGGGAAATTCAAATCAACTCTAAATTGATTTGCTCTAGCACCCCCACCGACAATAGCAGCTTTGAAGTTATCAATACTCAATTATGTTCTCCTAATTCTTTATTTTATTTATTGTTATGATAAACCAGCAATTTCTTCAAATTCTACCGTAGCCCCAACTGCACCAAATCTAAGTTCAATAAAATTAATACTGTAAACAGGTTTAATTAATATTCTTGCTTTGAATGTATTGCTTGCAATAACTTGAGGTGTATTTACAGTTTCATCAACAACAACACTAAAATCTGTAATACCTTGTCTACCTTGAACATCTCTCAAGAATGGCTCAACCATTGCCTTAAATTGCGCTCTAGTGTAAACTGTATTATTTTCAAACAATAAGAATTTAGCAGCATTAGCAATAGATTTTTCTAATATAATAAACAATCGTCTTACGTTAATATGATCAAATGCAGAAGGCTTAACTAATGCAGTTTTGTCTCCATATAACAAATGACCTTCACCCTTCATAGGAATAACAAAATTTATATTCTTTTGATAAAGAGTTCCTCTTTGAGTTTTGTTTGGGCTAACTGCAACTTTAAGACAATTTTTAATTTGACCTCTGTTATGTCCGGCAGGACTAAACCAAGGATCCGCTACAAAATCAGTCCTAGCACATAATCCGGCGATATCGCCACACAATGGAACCCATCTGAACATATCATTATATCTATCATACATATACTTGTAGCCGTTATCGATTACTGCATATGAACTGGCTGTGATCAATTCTTTAAATGCTATTAATTTATCAATTTGAGTAGATGTGTTTCCATAAATTACAGATCCATCTGAAACATCTTCAGGAGATATACAAACGATACAATCCTTTCTAATTTCAGCTACAGAATTAATTGCATAATTCGCAACCGTAGAATTAGCTTTACCAACAAATAACAATGAAACATCATACTTAGAATCATCTGCTAGAATATCTAAAGCGTTTAAAAATGAAGCATTAGTATATGTATCTGAATCCGCATCGCCAGCACTCAAAGTTACTGTACAATTTCTGTTTAATGTTTTGAATGCAGTAACACTCAAATTAACTCCAGGATTTGAACCTGTAGCTGAAAGTAAATCCGCAGTTACGTTAGCATCACCAATAACTTCAGTCGCATAAACATATGCTGAATTTTTATTTAAAACATTTAAATAATAGTTATTAGTACCTTCTGAATTTTTAGCATCGAGAGCTTTTGATACACCAACAAATTTTTCGAGAATAGTTCCAGCAACACCAGTAATTAAACCACCACTATCAACTACAACAATATGCAATTCATCCCGTCCAGCAGTATTAAAATTATCTTGATTTGATGTTGTATCTGGTCTATAATTAAAATCTGATTTGTATTTCCATTCTGCGGTAGCAGTTAAACCTGATCCTGTATACCCTACAGCAGCAGGAAGCACTGATTTGAGAGTTAAATGGGTATCGTCAGTTATAGATAATATTTCAATTGAAAAATCAGTTGAATTTACAGTAAATTTTAAAGTATCTCCAACAGCACATTCTGTGGTAAATGCAGTACCAGTGCCTACAATTGCTGCGGAACTATTTGTAGTTGCAATAGATCCTGTTAATGATTTTGACCAAGAAGCATAGTCGCACATAGAAATTGAAAGACTATTTCCAATTGAACCTGGGTATCTTGCACAGAAAGTTCCTGCATTGTTTAAGTCGCCAGCCGCAGTTTGTGAAAATACTTCGTCATTTTCAATTAAAAATGTAGCACCTAAAGCATTAGCAGTATTCATGCTAGTCGTCTTTACTCTAGTTACTAATAGATTTGATGAATATGCTAAAAAAGAACTTGCAGATAAAAACCAGCTTGCTGTGTTACTGTCAGATTTCCCGAAGATAGAAACGAGTTCTTCTTCATGTGAAACTTGAAATGGAGAATTTACTGGCCCCCAGTTAAATACCCCAACGACAGCACCAGCAGAACTAGGAACACCCCTAACAAATCCACTAAAATCTTCTTCGATAATATTGACTGAGGGTGAAACGTAGAAAGCCATAAATTACTCCTTAATTTTTTGATAAAACTTATTTATATTATTTATCAGTATGTTGATTTGTACTATAATTCTTTAGCCCTTTCACTCTCTTCTTCTAAACTCTTGTTTAATAAAGTTATATAAATCTCTAATTCAAATGGAATCATATTATTCAATTCACTTAAACTATAATTAAATTTTCTTATTAGTTCAGAAGTTGTGGTATAATAGTTAGCTAGAGATTCGTGTGAAAGGGCTAAATAAAAAGTTCTAATAAACTTTCAAATTTAATTGAATTTTCTTTTTTACAATGTATACAGTTAAATTCTAAGGGGATGTATAATCTAGGTAAGGATTCAATAAATGCTGTCAATTTTTTAATTTGAGTATCATTCAGCATATCAAGAAATTCCATGATTTCATCTGGGGTTCTGTTATCTAGGTTATAAACAGAATCTTTAAAGATCATGGATTTGATACAATCTTTAACTATTTTAATTTTGTCTGTGCTACTAAATAAAACTTCGGTTGAAGGATATTTCATTTCAACCCAAAGATATTCAGATATCTGAATAGGATTTTCTGGAATCTCTTTGAAGTCTATTTTTACATCTTCAATTTTTATACTTATCTCATTATCTTTTCCACAATGAGTACATCCAACGGAAGCATTAACATTTGATCCAACAGACTTTGCTCGAATGTTTAAAAATAAAAATTCAAAATCAGTTAGTGATAAACTCTTGACATCAATCTCATTATATGTACATACATTAAGTACATCCATTAAAGAGTTTATGATTAATTTTTCATCCTTTTCTTCTTGTGCCTGCAACAAAATTCTTTGTTCTTTAACTAGAAATGGTCTATATGAAATTTCTTTATTTGAAGTTGGAAGTTTTAGTGTATATCTAGGTATTTCTAATAATTCAGTTAATTTCATTAAGCGCCAAGTCCTTTCAATACAACCCCACCAGTTTTTAACATAGTTCCTTTATTACCAACCAAAGAATTAGTTTGCATATCGAATGCAATAGTGAGTGAACCATTGATTGTATTTATTTCTGAAAAATTTGTCAGTGTTTTAACTGGAATAGATTCATTCAAAACTCCACTAGAATCTGCAATACCAAGAACAGCGGTCTTTGCATATTTACCTATTGCGAAACCAGTTACGGAAGTTGAAGTATAATCATATGCACAAATAAAACTTCTATCTCCTAATGGAATTGCTCTCAAATATAGTCCAGAGTTTGTTGTTACTGCGGCAGTTCCGAATGGTGTAGTAGTTCCAGTTAACATTAATCCTAAAGTCCCATCGACTAACCAGAATGTATTTCTACTATTACTGGTAGCAGTTATGAAAATTGAGATAATTCCATTTTCATAAAATGCATCTAATACTTGATTTGCAATTAATCCTGTAGTATTATCTGGATTGATGCTATTTGTTACATAATTATTTCCAGTTGTTGGTAATTTCGTGCTAGATATAGTTCCAGCACCACCGCTCTTATGCCAAATTAACCAGAAGTTAGTTCCATTTGAGACTATCTTAGTTTTGTTAGAAGCATTGCCTGTAGTTGTTGCAGAACTAAATTCAGCACCTTGCAATGTACCAGCATTATTAAACACAAATGCTTTCTGATCTGTTCCATTTGATCTTGATATTGCAAAGAATCCAGTCATAGTAGATATTTCTGGGAACCAAGCAGCAGAAACAGAATCTAATGCGCTAGTGAATGCTTTTACCTGTACTCCGGCAGTTGTATATATTCCATAATATAAACCTATAGAAGATACTGTATTTGTTGAAGAAATTGCAATTGCTAAATTACCATTTGATAATTCGGCTATTCTATGATATTGTGTTCCTGTAGTACCAGTTCTCGTCCATATGTCTGTGGCAGCTAGTGAGACTGTTCCAGTATTATCATATACAGCAATTTTTGATTTTAAAGGATTAGTATTATCTTGATAAGTGACTGCAAATCCACCTGCGGCAATTGAAGTAGCAGCCCAAAATAGTGTATTTATAGCTGAAATTGTAGTTATAGCTTTAACTAAAACTAATTCGTCAGTATAAACCCCATAAACTAAATCCCCAGATATTGAGTATAGTACAGCTATATTACCATTTGATAATAGTAATACATGATAATTACTTGAAGCATTAACACTTGAATCTAAAGTTAATGAAGTGTATAATGATCCACCCGCATTGTATCTACTTAATACAGCACCACTTGTTGTTGAATTTGAAGATAAAGTAAAAATATTTCCAACAGAATTTGCTACTACAGCGATTCTTGAAGAAGCAGTACCTCTACCGCCAGTTAAAAGTGTTTGTGCTGATATTTGTCCAGTAGCTGTATTAGTTTGAGCAGTACCATGATCTACATTACCAACAGCGGCATAATTAGTCACTTTAACCTTAATGGCTTTGCCAGTCAGAGAATCAATTTCTAATAAATCATTTTTAGCAACAGATTCCCCTAGTTTAACTTTTCCTAATTTACCTTCAAGACTAAAATCAAATTTAGTAAAATTTTGGGCCATTATTAATCCTCGTATCCATGTCCGTTAACTGAAATTCCAGTGCTTGATGCCCAACATATAACTTTCCTACCTGCATGTGCAACGTGCCCAGATCGCTCTAAAGTATCGTTGGGTTTCAATTCAATATCTTTTAAATAAAGTTCTGAATCATCTGGAGTAGATGTACCACTCGAACTTACTGCAAATCTTATTTTAATTATCTTATCTGTGGTATTGCAAAAAACTATTGTGAATGACCATTCCTTACCAGGAGGAACAGTTCCGACTACTGTATATGTAGTTGCAGCTAACGAATTACTAAATAAATGTTTGCCAGCCATAATTTAATTCCCTTTCTTAACTAGAAAAATAATATATCTTTCCGTATTGTGTAATTGGATCTGAAGTTTGACTTAATTGCCAACCTATAGTATTATCAATAAAGTCTAATGTTATTCTGCTAGTATTTATATTTGCAGTATAGTTTGTAGCTGATGAATTTATATTTTTTCCGTTTCTAGAAATTGTCAAATTATTAGTTGAAAAATTATTAGCTAAATCAATAAAAGTTATTCTATCGGAAAATTCTGGAGTAGCTGGTAAAGTTGCAGTCAAAGAAGTGCTTGTCGTATCGACAAAGTATATTGATTGGGCTACAACATTTGTATTAGCTGTCATTAAAAATTTTCTAATTAATGATTTATTGTAGTCAGCAGATACATCGGCAGGTAAAATGCTACCATGTACAAAAGTTCCGGCAGTTGGGACTAATAATAATTGACCAAGATATAGAATGAAAACAACATGGCCAGTCGTAGGTGCGGCAGCAAACGATATTTGAGTACCTGAATTTATAATTGTATAATCTGTATCAGGGGTTTTTACTAAACCATTGTCTATAACTAATAAACTTTCTTCTGAAGCAGCGACATAAGTTAAATTGAAAATAGTCGTAGTTGAATCTGGGGTAATATTTTGTTTTAAAAAATTACCATAGAGTGGAGAAGTTCCAATATATCTATCGTATGTTGACATTATTGAACATCTTCTAAAATTGAAACTATAGCATCGGCTGTATTTGTTGAAGAGACTTTCATGATAATTCTAGTATTAACTGAATCTTCTTTTAAAATTATCTTCTGACCTTGTATGATAGGTACTGTAGCACCAGCGGGTAATGGATTATCTTTAGCTAAATAATAATCCGGTGTATCACCAACTCCCTGGGCAATTGCAATCGAAAAGAATATAGCAGTAGCAGAAGTATTACAAATATCACATTCTAACAAGATTGATTTTTTTCCAGTTGGTACTGTATATACAACACTCCAAGCATCTGTTATGTGACCCAACGCTGAATTAAAATTATTTGCCATTATTTATTACCCTTTGTTTTTCTTTTATTAGAAGTAAGTTCTTGAATAATTAGTTCTAAGTTTGAAATTCTTTCTTCTAAAGTTTCTATTTTCTTATTCTTTTCTTCGGTAACTTTTCTTCTCGATCTGTGCAATTGTAATGCTTTTAAATCTGATTCTAATATTGCATTTGATCTACTATCTCTGATATACTTATCTGTCATTTTAATTATCCAGTGCTATACCTCTGATATTTCTGATAATTGGAGTGTATGCTTCATCCGAACTTAGCATTACTATTTTTATAGAGTACATATTAAATCTTGGATTAATTGGATCATCTACTGGTATTCCATAAGTTCCTACAGAATTCGATGGAACAAAAGTATATTCTTTCAAATCTTCTTCAGAAATTGAGGCTTGTTGATTTGATGCTTGTACCATTTCAACCCAATCATTATTATCAAAAGGATCATTAGAATCTACTGAAGAGACTTTATAATAAACTTTAATAGTGCAAACCGATGGTCTATATGCATCAAAAATAACAGTCAAATTGGATGCATCAAATCCATCAGCTAATGGCATCTTTCTGGTGAAATACACAGCATCAGCATGACCCCCACTTGGAGTAGTTTCAAAATCAGAATTATTATTAATTATATTTTTAGTAGCCTTAGCGAATAAAGAATCATAATCAAGAATCGGAGAAAGTTTAGAATCTGATGTGTATAAAGTTCCTGTAACTCTCAATGGAATTCTGTTTGAATTATAGTTAGGGTGCTTGATAGTTTTCATAGATTTAAAATCAAACACAGCACCTAATTGTTGATTAGAATATTCTTGCAATTGATCTGTAGCTTTATCTAAGACTCTAGCTTTCCAAGAAGTTTCAGTTCCAGTTGGAGTTTCTGTACCAACATTAAAACTTAATAGACTATAATCAAAATCTGGATAACATAACAATGGCGCATTGCTTAAAGTAGCTGAAGCATTTTCAGATAATTTAATCCTATTGTTAGCAGCATCGATTTCTAATATATAAGTTCCAGAAGGTAAATCAGGAGATTCTACATTGTAGTTTAAATATAAATCTAATATATCATTTCGATTATCATTTAATGTTATATTTGTTATATAATTTGAACCTGATAATAAACTTCCAGTAAATCCTATAACTTTTTGAGATACATCGAATTGAACAGTGCCTTCACTAGAGAACACAGCCCGATTGATTCTAAATGTCAAATCAGCCTCTTGCATTGGAGTCCAGGTCGAAGCATTTGAGGATTTTAACAAAACACCAAGATTAGGAGATTCAGAAATAACTATATTGGAACCAATCTGTTTTTTACCTAAAGTAGCTATAAAAACTTCATATTCATCAGAATTTGAAATTAATACTATTGCATATTCGCCTGGCACTAAATAAATTGGATTTGTAAATTTAACATTTGTTATTGCACTAGCATCGCTAGATATGTTAACATCACTAGGTAACAATTTCTTTTGTGCATTATACAAATATTCAAAAGATACTGGTGTACCGTTAATTACATTTCTAATTTGAATTGTAATTGGAATCGGTTGAGCAGGTTTATTTTTAAAAAACAAATCAATACTAGAAACAAAGATCCCACTAGGATGAGTTTCATCATTAACAATAAAGGTATGTGCTAATGGATCATTATAATGAATATTAGTTGCCTTAACTTTATTGACAGTATTTGTTATATTGTTAGTAGTTACTTTAGTAGTTGTATTTGTAGTCGTTTTAGTTATTGTTTTAACTACTTTATTTGTAGTAACTTTTTGTTTATAATGAACTGTTCCTTCAGCTAGGTAAGTTCCTGAAGCCGATGATCTAGTTGATGGTTCAAATGCATCATCAATATCAGATAAACGTATTTCTCTATTTCCAGTTTGAAATATTCCAGCGGGAATTTTATATTTAAATAATATTCCACCCCATTTATCAGTTGTTAATGTAGGATCATC